GAGCGTTCCGGGTGGCGGCTGGTTGGGCCCCAGGACCTCGGCTGCCTTGGGCGCGCGCATGCGGGCTTCGTCGCGGATGACTTTGGCTCCGGCATAAACAGAAACGCGCAGACCGTTCTTCGCCACCCGGTCTGGCAATTCGCGCAGGGCTTTGGCCAATTCAGCCAGGCCCTCGACCTTGAAGCGTTCATGTTTAGCCATCGTCCAGCCCCTCGCTGGCCAACAGGATGACCAAGACGCGTCTCTCGTCCTCATTCAGGGCCGAATGGATGTTGAAAATCCGGGACCTGTAAAGCACCCTGTACTGGGCGACTTGCTGGGGGTTGTCAAAGATGCCCTGGTAGCGCACCGTGATCTGGTGCGTGAGTTCGGCCGAGATGCGACTGGCGATCACGGCTTCACGGCCGGACAGGGGCTGGATATCGGCCCACACGGTGGCCACATCAATCCATGTTCGGCTGGGGGCACCCAAGCTGTCTTTCACGGTGCTGGGGCGCTGGATCTTGATGCGGCGACTCAGCGTTCCGGCTCCAATCGGGTTCATATCAGGGGTACCTTGTAGGGATCGAGCAGGCCATCGATGAAGGGCAAGGGGTCAATACGCCCTCGCGTCATCGATGCCACCTCCTCGCGGTGTACATACAGAGAGCCCACGCGCAGCTTGATCCAGGTCTTGATGCCTTCGGGCACTGCCGAGGCATTGCCATACCCTGCATCAAAGATCACGCTCACAGCCCCGATCTGAGGCAGGGCAATTGGCCAGATCTGTCCGAACACGGGCGTGATTCGGGCAGGTTCGCAGGCGTTGTCGACGGTGTAGTTCGCTGCTGGCATGACCTGCCAGGCGCCCGCCATGTCGAGATAGCGGATTTCCACCACCGACGCCACGGGCGACTTGGGCAGCAAAACGGCATGCCCGGGCAGCGCGAAGGTCTGACCTGCGGGCACACCCATGAGGCTGGATCCGGGAAAGCTGTCGAGCACCATCCGCCAACGCGCGGTGACGAGTTGCCGGTTGGTCAGGGTCTCGGCCGCCTGGCGTGCCGCCGAGATTAGGACCTGTATCAGGCTGTCGTCGTCATCGAAGTCCACCCGCAGGTGGAGCTTGGCCTCGGCAAGCGAGATGGGCTCCCCTGCGGGTGGAGTGATCAACTGCATGGGCATGTGATGGCTCCACCCTCAGGCTCAGACCACCTGCGCGACCGCAACCTGGTTGCTGGCGTCACCCGGCGCAAAGCGGGGGTTAAAGCCCAGCACCTGCGCCGCCGTGAGGCTGGCCGCAACAGCCACCGTCAGCGACAGGCGCACGTAGGCGTAGCCGTTGGTGACGTCCAGATCGTCGGGACGCAGGTTGATCAGGGCCTGTTTGTTGTCACCCGTGGCCTTGACGATCTGGGTGATGGCTTTGCCCGTCACATCCTTGGCACCCGTGCCAGAAGCGTCGGTGGCCTGCTGCAGCTTGGCGTCCAGTGTGGCGCCCGTGCCCAGGACGCCGCTTTGCACAAGCGCCAGCAGACTGTGGTGGTTGCCCGCCGAAATCCAGCCGGTGGTGACAGTGCCCACAGCCTGGCTGGCGGGGTCGATGGTGGCCAGAACCGAGAACAGTTCGCCGCCTTTTGCATTGGGAAACATCAGAGTTCTCCTTCAGTGATTGGCGACGATCAGCGTGCGCCCAGTTGGACAAAGGGCGACATGGTCGTGCTGCCCTTGGCGGGGGAGATCGGCGCAGCGATCTTGGATTGGCCGTCCATGCGGAACGTGGTGCGGAAAGCCGTGAGGTCCGCATCGAAGTACAGGTGCATGGAAGTGGCCGTTTGCATGCCACCGGCCTTGGTGATGGTCTGGTAGTACGACAGATCGGCCAGCAGCACGTCACCCGCAGAAGAGAAGGTGTTGGCGTGTTGCGAGACGAAGACTGGGCGGCCAAGCAGCATGCCGTAGGGCGAGACCTGGATGCCACCCGGGTTCATGCCCGTGGGCAGGTAGATCGGGTAGTTGCCCAGCGTCAGGGTGAAGAGCGCGGGCAGAACGTCGTTGTTGACGATCCACACGGCCTTGCCAAACGAACCCGGCGGCAGGCGCGAGATCATCTTGGCCAAGTTCTGCGCCAGCAAGGTCTGCGTGGTCTGGCCTGATTCCTTGGCTACCGTCACCGTGGTGGCGTTGGTCATGCAGCCCACAGGCAGGCCCGTGCCCGATCCAAACAGGATCGACTCGTTGGTCTTCCAGCGAATGGAGGTGGCAATCTTGTCGGGCAGATAGGTGGAGAGCGCATTGGTATCGTCCAGCAGCTCATCGGTCACAGGCACCAGGGCCATGAGCTTTTTGAGGCGCAGAGTCGACAGACCCAGGACAGGCTTGGTACCCACGGCCGATGCGGCTTCACCTTGCCAGTAGGCTCGGATGCCGTTGGTGCCCCAGGGCGTGGTCTCGTCCTTGGGGAAGGCCATGGTGTTGCCCGTGATCTCGACGTTGTCGGTCATGGGCAGCAGGGAGTCCTCGCCCAGCGAGAGCTGGAAGATTTCCTGCGCGAACTGCGGGGGCACAAGAAAGCCGCCATCCTGCGCCGAGCCTTCACTGCCAAACGAGGCAGGAGCCACAGCACTTCGGCCGGAGCCAATCAGCAAACGATCATCGATCGCGGCACCGGGGTTTTGCGCCTGACGCACGGTCTTGAGGAAGTCACCCACGCTATTGAAGCCATGCTTGGGGTCAGCTTCGAGGTTGTCGGTGACAGAAATCACCGTGGCCTTCTGGCCATGGGAAATGGTCGAATGCGCCGAGTGGGCTACGTTGGCTACATTGACCATATGCGCCTCTTCGGCGATCAGGGCAGCCTCGCGGTCTATGGCAGCCGATGCCGCCTCGATCTTGGCCTTGAGCGCGTTGAAGGCGGCCAGCTCTTCATCGGTCATGTCGCGCTCCTCAGCGGCGGCGATATCAGTCAGGGCACGAGCGTCCTTGACCAGGGTGGCTTTGCGAGCTTGAAGCTCGCGCAATTGCTTACTCATAGGTTCTCTCCAGAAATGAAAAAACCGCCTGGTCAAGGACTCAAGGCGGTTGCTTGGGGTGGATGCGACCAACGGGCCGCAAGAGGGGCGCGACCGACGGGCCACACCAAAGGAAAAGGCCTCAACAGAGGCCTTTAAAAAATCAGCGAGCGGGACGAATCAAGTGCGCTTGAGGTCCCGATAGAAGTTCTCGTGCGGTCCGATGGCCTCCAGATAGACCAGCCGAACGCTCTCATCCAAGGTGTAGCCTAGGAGGTACAGCTGGCCCTGGCTCTTGAACTTGTGAACCCACAAGTCCGAGAGATCGCCCTTCTTGCGCTCACCTGCACGAGGTGCATGGCACACATTCACCACGGCGGCATCCACATCGGCAGCGACGTTGTCGTGCAGCTTCTTGTACTGGCGCGCGAATCGACGGGTCTGAAGGGCCGAAAACGTCATGCGTTTCCCTGGTTCACTGCTTGCGGCTGCGAGGAATAAACGGGGTCGCCTGCTCGCGAGGCTCGGCCATGGAAGCCAAAGACTCGGCAACGAAGGTCACGGGCAGATCCGGGTTGTCCAGCGCTGCGCGGCCCACCATGGCCCAGTACTCGATCTGGCCGGCAATGGTGCGCTTTTCGACTGCAGCCTCGCTGCGGGCGAGCTCATACAGATGAGATTCGATTCGAACGGGCATGCCCATGAGCACCTCCAAAACAGCATTTGCTACAAAAGTAGCGAGATTGTAGGCGGTTTCCAAAGGCGTGGCAAGTCAAGGATGGGCGGGCTTAGACCACGGGCGGTGATCCCTCAAACCAGCGCCAAAGCGATGCGAGCCTGACCAAGCCGGGATGCACCAGGCGGCTTTGGAGATACGGCAGCCTTTTGCATCTTGGCCAGCACATCGTCGAAGGTGGCAACGCCGTCCACCATCTTGGCGGCAAGCGCCGCATCGGCACCCAGCACCCGACCCTCGCCCATGCCGTCACGCACATCGGCAACCGAGACGCCTCGGCCCTTGGCCACGGCTTTGATGAAGGCGTTGTAGTAATCGTCCACGCGGGACTGCATAAAGGCCTGTGCCTCAGGATCCAGCGGCACATAAGGGTTGCCCTCGACCTTGAACTTGCCTGCCGAAATCAGGGTGGGTTTAACCCCCTCCTCTTCCAGCGCCTTCGAGTAATCAAAGTGGGCCTGCCAGACACCGATTGAGCCCACCTCGCCACCCGGGGTGACATAGAACTCACCGGCCGAGCAACCGATCCAATAGGCGGCCGAAGCGGCCAGGCTGTTGGCCACGGCCACCACGGGCTTTTGCGCCCGGGCTTTGACAATCTCGGTGGCCAGCTCGGCCACGCCGTAGACGCTGCCGCCAGGGCTGTCGATGTCAATCAGGATCTGGCCTACAGTGTCGTCCGCCAGGACCTGGCGCAATGCGCTTGTGAATTTCTGGGTGCTGGTACTACCCGGCCCCGAGATGTCATCGACCATGTTGCCGCGCTGCGTGACCACCCCATACAGGGGCAGGACCGCGATGCCAGCTCCGGCATTGGCTGCAGCGAACTGTTTGCGCGTGTCGCGCAGAACCCGGTCCGCATTCACCTGAAACAAGGTTTCGTCGCTTGGCGGCTCATCCGAGGACCAGCGAGTGAGCACGGCAGTCATGGCCTGCAGACGCTCGGGCATGAGTGCCCAGGGCGTGGTCAGAAATTCAGAGACAAGAAGGTGTTTGTTCATTTGGAGTTTCCAAGTTGGATCAGCGCCTTGAGCAGCACTGTTTCATCGGTAGAAGGTTGTGCGATGGCCCAGGCACGCACCTCGGGCTCTTGCAAGCCCAAGGCTTGGGCGATCAGAGCGATTTCCTGAGCGTCAAGGCTGCCCTTCTTGCTGATGCGCCGGGCCAGGCGCTGGGCATTAGCTTCAATGAGCTTGCGAAATCGCTGGCTCATCTCTTGATCCGGCTCTGCCGGGGTGTCTGCGTCTGTTGCGTCAGAGTCCTCGTCTTCTGGCTCTTGCTCCTCGGCGTCCTCTTCTTCGACCATGTTCAGCGGCCTGAGCGGTTGATCGAGCCCTTTGATCGGGTTGAGGTTCTCGGCGATGCGGGCCTCGTTGCGAGTGAGCCAGCCGTTTTGGATGCCGCTTTGGTAGTAGGCGGATCGGCTGGCAGCATCCCCGCGCATCAGGTTGGCGAAGTCGAATTCGATTTCGAGCTCATCGCCGTCCAGCATCAGGTCCGCTTCGATCGAAGCCTCCCAGCGCTCGGCCCACGGCGTCATGGTGTGCATGACGAACTCCAGGCTTTGCTGCTCGATGTTCGAGAATGTCGCCCGATCTAAATCGGCAATCATGTGCGGTGGCACACGGAACAATCGGGCAATATCTGTTATTTGGAATTTGCGCAGCTCCAGAAACTGAGCGTCCTTGTTCGTGACACCCACCTCATGAAACTTCATGCCGTTTTCCAGCACCAGCACCTTGCCCCTGTTCGCTCCGGATTGGGCGGCCTGGTACGACTCCCTGAACACCCGCTTGGCCTCGGCGTCCTTGAAGTTCCCCGGGAACTCGATCCAGCCGCCCGTGGGTTTGGCATCGTTGTTAAAGAACCGGGCGCCATAGTCCTGCGCGGCCAATGCCATGCCCAGGCTCTCACGGGAAAGTTCGATGGGACTCAGACCCAGAAGACCGTCTGAGGACAGGCCCCGCAGGTGCCAAACCTCGCCACGAGGCAGGACCAGCTCGTGACCCGGCTGGTTCTGGATCCGATATCGGTAGTCACCTTCAGTGAGCAGTTCCATTCGCACCCGGTCCGGATGGATGGGAATCAGCTCGGTGATCTCGCCCCGGCCGTTGGCCAGAATTTGGCAGAAGGCATTGCCACGCAGGGCCAGGTGTCCCTGCAGCATCTCGCGCCACTCGAACGGGTTCTGGTACCGGTTCGGCCTCTTGCCCAGCAACCGGTAGAGCCAGTGGTCCGTCACCCTGTCCTTGCCGCCATCTGCTCGAGCACGGTAGACCACCAGTGGCAGCGAGGCCATGGTTTCAGACAGGATGCGCACGCAGGCATAGACGGCTGCCAGGCGCATGGCCGAATCGGCCGAGACGCGCATGCCCGAGACGCTGCGCACCGACACAGGCTCAAAAAAGAAATCACCCCATGGGGAGCGATCACTTGCGGAAGCTTTGAATCGGTCAAAGAGGTTGAAGATTCCCATCGGTAGTGTCAGAAAACGCGCTTGCCGTCTCGTTAGAGCAGCATCAGCTCGTAGTCGGATCCCAGCACCACCGAGTCCCCCGGTTTGATCGCCCGTGAAAGGGCCATGATCAGTGCCACGATGCCGTCGATCTTGTTTTCTGCTCGCTCCTTGCGCGGGTAAATGTTGTCTTTGACGTCCGTGTGGGCCACCACGTTGCTGGCCATCCAGGCCAATACCGGGTCGCCGTCATGGGCGAGCTTCTTTTGCAGGACCAAGGCTTCAAGCGTCTTCATCGGTTCGCTGAAATTCAGCACTGTGGGACGCACCTCGATCATGGGCAGGCCCTCGGAGAGCATCCGGGTGGACAGCTGTGTGGCCTGAAACGGATCGAAGGCCACGGCTTCCACCGAAAACCGGGATGCGATGTCCAGCAGATCGGCCTCGATCCAGCTGAAATCGATCACGTTGCCCGGCGTCACAGACAAGCGTCCGGTATGGGCCCAGCCCTCGTACTGACTGTTGCCAGCAGCCTGGACCGTGTCCTCTGGCAGGTAATACTTGCCAAACACGGCATATGCGTCAGGTGTGTCGGGGTGCTGAAACACCATGACCAGCGCCGCAATGTCCGTCTTGCTGGCCAGGTCCAGGCCCACCCAGCAAGGCTGGCCCAGGAACTGGTCCAGCTCCAGATCCGGGTTGGTGCCCGCGTCCCAGGCCCGCATGTCCATCCAGGCCTTGTCCGCGCTCACCCACTCGTTGAGGTGCTTGGTCTTGAAGTTGTTGACCGCGCTGGGCAACTGCATGGCCTTGGCCTGCAGAGGCACCAGAATCTCTTCGCGCACAGAGATGCCCCAGTTGGGGTTGGCCTTGATGAGGGAGTCCTTGATGGTCCAGTCGTCCCCTTCATCGAGGCCGTAAATGATCCCGAACTGAGAGTCGTCCTCTAACACCCGGTTCAGGAGTTTGGTGACAAAGCTCCTGACCTCGTAGCAAATTCCTGAGCGGTTGCTGCCAGCAGTAGTGATCACCCACAGCAGCGAGTTGTCCCGCTTGCCGGTACCGGTCTCTACCACGTCATAGACAGTTCGGGTCTTGTGGGCGTGCAGCTCGTCAATACAACCGAAGTGGATGTTCAAGCCGTCCAGCGTCGAGCCCTCAGCCGAGAGCGCTTCGAACTTTGAGCCCGTCTGCAGCACATGCATGTTGTGCGCACCGACGTTCACCGCAAACCGGTTCCGAAATCCCGGGCTCAGGCGCGCCATGGTCTGCGCATCGCCAAAGACGATGCGGGCCTGATCGCGGGTTGTGGCCAGCGAGTACACCTCAGCGCCGCCCTCTCGGTCGGCCGCGAGCATGTACAGACCCACCGCCGATGACAGCGTGGACTTGGCATTGCCCCGTGGCACCTCGATGTACGACCGCCTGAAACGGCGCTTGCCGTCCGATTTGACCCATCCGAATACCGTGGACAGGATGAACACCTGCCAAGGCTCCAGAACAATCATCCGGCTGGCCAGTGGTCCTTTGACGTGAGGCAGGCGCTCAATGAAAGCGCACAAGTTGTCGGCTGGTCTGTAAGGCCTGCCGTACCGGTCAAGCAGCTCCGGGTTGAACTGGTAGATGCTGCTCTTTCGTTTGAAGCGGATCAGGTCATCAAGTTGACGCTTGCAGGCCTTCTGAACCCACTCGCAGGTCAGGATCTCTCCCGATACGACGCGCTGTGCATATTGTTTGGCGCTCGCAGCGTATGTGCTCATCGGTTCTACCCAACAATGTCCTCCCAGAGATCGAGCTCTTCGCCCGGCCGCTCGTTTGGAATGGAGATGCGCGAACGCGATGCAGGCGTGAACCCCATCTCGATCGCAGCCTTGGTCATGATTTGTGCCTGCTTGTTGGCAATGGCCAGGTACGGCGACTGCATGGGCACACCGCTGTGAGGGGCCTTCACCAAGAGTCCCGTTTTGCCGATGCCCGTCTGGGCCTGTCGGTACAGGTCTGCCGCGCAGGCCCAGATTTCCAGCACGGACATGTCCAGCTTGCGAATCAGGGTGGGCGGCGCACATTCAAGCGCGTAGCGCCAGGCGGCCTTGGCACCCTCAGGCATGTAGTCCGGAGGCTCGACCAGCAAGCCCTCTGGGATGGGCTCGTGGTAGTTGGTCCGGCATGGCTGCAAGGTCCCCTTGATCTGCTTGACTTGAGTCGGCAGTGGCTTGCGTCCGCCCATAAATCACCCGCTTGGTTTGATGTTCATCTGATGCAGGCCTTTGCCGCGCAGAGTCTTTGGAAAAGGGGATACCCCCCCTTGTTCAATTTGCACGCACAAAAATTTGCGCAAGCGCACGCATCTTGGGCGCCAGTCTGTAGAGATTCAGACCCCCTACCCCCTCAGGACGGGGCCTGGTTGCGCAGGGATGCCGTCTCTGAGGCGGTCTTGGCGTTGTGACAGGGCACGCACAGGCTCTGCAGGTTCGCTCGCTCAAAGCGCTCACCGCCAAGCTTCACCGGAACGATGTGATCGACCACCTTGGCTGGTTGCAACAAACCCTTGACCTGACACCTGCAGCAAAGCGGGTTATCCCGTAACACCGCTGCACGCGTGTTGCGCCACCTGGCCGATTGATAGAAGCCCAACTCGGTGTCGAACCCACGCCGCGCACGACCGTACTCACGGTGCACTTGGGGCTGGTGATTGGTGCAGTAGCCGGGCACGTTCAGCACCTGCGCGCAACCCGGATATCTGCATGGAGTAGGCGCACTTCGCGGCATATCAATCGGCTTTCAAGGAATAAGCAACATCTCGAAAACATCGAAAAATTAACTTGGCTTCATCTTGATTCAGAGCGTCAATCCATCACATTGGATTAACGAAAGGAATCAAGCAATGAAACAAAACAAAGACCTGAAAAAGCTGCTGGAGCAGATCGCCAAAGAGCACTTGTTTATCGAAACACTGGAGACCCAGCACCGCGATCGCCTGGACTTTCACGACGTCGCAGTCTGGTCTATCAAGGGCGCACTGGAGGCTGCTTACGCCGCAGGGATCGAAGCAGCAAAAAATACATCAACAACATCGAAAGGCAAACAATGAAACTCACGGACACCCAACGCGCGCTGCTTGAAGCCGCTGCGCAGCATCCTCAAAAGAAACTGACCAACTTCCCCGACACCCTCAAGGGTGGTGCACGCATCAAGGTGCTCACAGCCATGCGCAACGCACAGCTGATTGAGGCCAGCGCGTCAGAGCCCGAGGTGTACGTGGCCACAGCCACAGGTTTGCAAGAGATCGGCATCACCACTCAGCCACCACGCACAACACGCGAAAGCACCAAGCAAGCCGTGCTGATCGAGTTGCTCAGCCGCGCCGAGGGCGCCACGCTGCCGCAGATGACCGAGGCCACAGGCTGGCAGGTTCACACCGTGCGCGGCGCGATGGCAGGCGCACTCAAAAAGAAGCTGGGGCTAGAAATCACCTCAGAGAAGCAGACCGGCACAGACCGCGTCTACCGAATCACCACCACAACCGTTTGAGGACCTCATGAACCCCATCACTATCACCATCGAATCCAAGCCCACGACCATCAACTTCGATGGCCGCGAATTGCAGGTTCAAAAGCTCAGCATCCCTCTGCCCTTTGGCCGAAAGCCTACAGACATCTCCGACATTGCCGCTTGCGGCGTCGAGGCGGTCTACGTGACCGAGATCCGGGAAATGGACCCCGAAGAATTTGATGGCTTCAAATTGAACCTAGGCAAGTCTCGCGACTGGCGTGATGGTGCGCGCACCTGGTCGCCCCTACTTGTTCATCGATCCATCCGGAGGAGACAGCGTTCGCTACCTCGCGCGTCTGGGCTGATCAGTCACAAATAAGCAACTGATCAGAAAAATTGGATGAATCGCTTTATTTCATCCCCAAGTAGAGCGTTCATACAGTCATCGCAACAAGGAGACCCAAATGGCAGCCATCACCACCACAGCGCAAATGGAAAACAACTACGACCGCTTCATCGCCGAGCTGACCGCCCTCACCCGCAAGTACGGAGTGGCCATCCAGTCGGTCGGGGGCGTGTACCTGGCTGACGAGCGCGGCGAGTTTGACAAGCTCACCTACAACGCCGACATCACGAGTGGCGACCTGTACCCGAATTTTTCAGAAAACTGAGAAAACAAAGGGCTGGTTGGATTAGAGGCTCTTCAATGAATCGAACAACCATAGACCAGCTCACGCAGAGCCTTGTCCGGAAAGACTGCACCTTTGTAGAGAGGACCACAGGGTGTACCTGCCAATTTGAGGGACAACGCAACCGGATCGATTGAGCCACCTTGATCACGGTAGCCCTCTGCCAGGTACGCAAACTCATTCATCAGACCCAGTACGCTTCGGTTGGCGGTTTTTGTATAGACCACCTCATTCATGCCACAGATTTCTGAATCAATGAATTGGTCTGGCATGTCCAGTGCTCGAAGCACATCACGCAGTGCTATCGGGAATCGCTGCGCAAGCGTTGCCGCTGGCGCCAATGGCAGCAACACTGGCAAAAGCGTTCTCTCATTGACCACGAGTGCCATTTGAGGTTTCCAAAACAGCGCAGTGGCATACCAGTTACCAAGACGCGTTGACCCGTTCCGAGGGTTTTCAAGCTCTGGCTTGATGCGATCGAGAAGCTTCTTGGTGCAGTGAAGATTGAACATGCCGGTCTGAGTTCATGGTTTGAAAAGCCCATGGCTTGGACTTACCCATGATTTTGACGCAAGCAGATGTGAATCACCGTCATTGGACAGCTGAGTCAGGAAGAGCCTTTTCGCTTGCCTCAGAAAACTTCAACCCGTCGTCTTCGCGCACCGCCTGCTGGCCGGTGTAGTCCTCCCAGCGTTTGATGATCACATCTACAAACCTGGGATCGAGCTCAATGAGGCGAGCCTGACGCCCGGTCTTTTCACTAGCGATTAGGGTGGTGCCCGAACCTCCAAACAGGTCCAAAACGATGTCCCGGCTCTTCGAGGAATTCTTGATCGCCCGCTCGACCAACTCAACCGGCTTCATGGTCGGGTGCAGGTCATTGACCCGGGGCTTGTTGTAGTTCCAGATGTCTGACTGGTCCCGGTCGCCGCACCAGAAGTGGTCCGTGCCCTGTTTCCAGCCATACAGGATGGGCTCGTACTGGCGCTGGTAATCCGCGCGCCCAAGCGTGAAAGTGTTTTTGGCCCAGATGATGAATGTGGACCATTTACCACCTGCTTTGATCCAGGCCTTTTGCAGGGTGTGCAGCTCGGACGAGCTCATACACACGTAGCAGGCACCTTTGGTAACCAGAAGCAGGTTCAGGCAGGCGTCGTAGAGGAACTGGAAGAACCCCTCACCCAGATCGTCATTCATGATGCGCCGGTCTTTGCCGCGCATCTTGTCCTTGGCACTGTTGCCGTAGTCCACGTTGTAAGGCGGATCGGTGAAGGCCATGTCGGCCAGTTGGCCACCCATGAGGCGCTCCACATCCGACAGGATCGTTGAGTCGCCGCAAAGGAGGCGGTGGTTGCCGAGAATCCACAAGTCCCCAGGTCTGGAAACAGGATCTACTGGTGCTTCTGGGATTGCATCATCCTCAGTCAAACCACCGCCTGACTCGTCGCCGTTGAGCAGCTCTTCGATCTCCTTGTCGGTAAAACCCACCAGGTCCAGATCGAAGTCGGCCGCTTTGAGCTCGGCCAACTCGAGTTTCAAGAGCTCGTCATCCCAGCCAGCGTTCTCGGCCAACCGGTTGTCGGCCAGGATGTAGGCCTTCTTCTGCTCGGGCGTCAGGTGCCCCAGCTCAATGACCGGCACCTCCTTGAGACCGAGCTTGCGCGCAGCCATCAAGCGACCGTGGCCAGCAATCAAACCCTTGGCACCGTCCGTGAGGATCGGGTTGGTCCAGCCGAACTCGGTGATCGAGGCCGCGATCTGTGCCACTTGGGCATCGCTGTGGGTTCGGGCATTGCGTGCGTAGGGGACGAGCGCGTCCACTGGGACCATTCGGATCTCAGGATGATTCATAGGAGTGACCGGTAAAATCGACCGCAAAACGAGAATGTTCTGCAGTGCAAATCAAAGTAGTTCGCGGGGTTCTGGCCCGCAAAAGCCCGACTGAGGCCACAGCATCCGGAGCAGGCTTTACGCCGCTGATTGCTGGGACCTACGAAGTGGGATCAGAAGTTCATGGCCGTCTGGAGGTTTTCCGGGAGGGAAAACCGACTGTGTTCCTGCCGCTTGAGAAGCTGGTGGAGTACGAGGCCGCTGGAGAAATCGAAGTTCATCGATAGGAGTCAGACATCGTCAGTAGACGTCGATGTCATCGACTGTCTTTGACTCTTTCTCAACTTTTTTTCGACTGTTACGGGGAAGTTTCGAGGTGTCATCGACTGTGTGTGACTGTCATCACTGTCTTTGCACTCGTTTGTCCACCGTAGATGAAAATGTAGCTGCAAATCGGCGAAATGTTGCAGCGTGTTTTGGCACCAAAAACCGCGCATTCACTTTTCAGATTGAATTGCGCCGCGCATGCACGCCAAAACACGCTAATTTCCTCTCTGGTTCGAATCCTCACTGTTTGAGTTGCGCTGCCTGCCTGTTGAGCAGATCGGCCACCACCTGCATGTCCCGCTTCCAGCGTCTCCACGCCGTGGTGCGGTCACAGGCAAAGCGTTTGCTGATCTCCACCCAGTCAAAACGCTTGGCCCGCATCCACACCAGGTGCCGCTCATCGAGCTCGAGCATCTGCACCCAGCGCATCACTTCGAGCATGCGCTCCACATCCTTGGGGGACGGGGGCGGCAATCGGTACACCTTGTGCGGATCCGGATAGGCATCGCCTGGCAGGATCACGATGGGCCATGTGCTGGCGTAGCCCTGCACCATCACGCGTGGCAGGCGCCTGGCGGTTCTGGCCGCATCTACAAATCGGTCTGCCACCGTCTCGACTGTCCAGACTTCAACCATGGCCACCTCCCCTGGTCTGCACAGACTGCTGGCCAGAAAGCCGATCGCCATATAGTCGCTCGCCAATGGAACGGATGAGCTGGCGCTCCAGGAAGTCAAGCCGCTCGTCTCCTTCCGAGACGACCAGAATGTGCTGCTCTCGCCACCCCTGGCGCTTGGCCGCCTCGACATCCATGGGATTGGCCTGCATGCGCCCAAGGGGCGATGGGTAACGTGCTGGAGGGATCTTCATACCTGCCCTCCAAACGAAATATTCCGATGCGCCGCTGGGAAGTCAAAAACGGACTTGTCCGGTTTTGACAATGGGTCTGACGCTTTTGACGGTACAAAACACTCCTTCTCTTTATGCGCGTCTACGCGCCCGCGTAAAGAACCAATGTAATGACTCGTCAGTTGCGTCAAAGAGCTGATATCTGAAATCTTTTTCATTGGAATTTCCTCTCAATCATCGTTGTACGGATAGGACCGGGCAGGCAAAGATGTGGGCTGTTTGAGGTCGATCCCCTGATAGCCACGCACGCCCATGGAGTTACGCCACTTGTCAAAACGTCTGGCCAACAAGGCGTCTGAAAACCGGCGCTGCGTGCCTATGTACTCACCACTGAGTTCGGCCCACTGCTTCCAGTCGTTGAAGAGCGTGGCCGTCAGCGCCTTGTGATTGACGCCCAGGTTGCAGCGCTCTGTCATCCATCTGCCCATGGCGTCCTCGGCCTCGAAGTACTCCTCGGTCGCACTCACCACGGACTTGGGCTGGCTAAGACCTTGGCTTTGCCAGAGCAGGCAGCCCTGGACGGCCCAGGCCATGATTCCGTCGCGCTCGGCAAGGAGCTTCTCGGTCAGGAGCGGATCACGCTTTTCTGGAGGGACCGTGATCGTGAAAGGGATCAGGTGCATGCGGCGGCGCATGGCCTCATCGATGTTGCGGATCGCAGGCTTGTGGTTACCGGCAATCAAGAGCTTGAACTGCGGTCTGTAAGTGAAAAAATCTTGGTGCATCAGGCGCGCCGTGATGTCATCCCCACCCGTGATCGCCTTGATCTTGGATTCGTTCCAGCGCCTGCCTTGCTCTGTCTCAGTTGCCGATACAAAGCGTGCACCACGCAGTCCTGCCAGATCGGTGGGGTGCCGGTCCGAGCGCGACTCCATGAAGGTGTCCATAGGAGCGTTGGCGGCATAGTCGCCAAGCACCGTGGAGATCACGTTCACGAAGACCGACTTGCCGTTTGCACCGGTGCCGTACAGGAAAAACAGTGCGTGGGTGCTGATGTCGCCCGTCAGGCAGTAACCCACCACACGCTGCAGGTAGTCCTGCAACTCGTCATCACCCCCTGTGACGTTGACCAGGAAATTTCGCCAAACCGGGCAATCCCCTTGCGGGGTGGCCGTGGTCACCTTGGTCATGCGGCGCTCGCGGTCATGCGGACCACGCGCACCAGTGCGAAGATCCACGATGCCACCAGGCGTGTTGAGAAGCCAAACGCTTGAGTCCCACTCATCGACCGAGGCACTGTGGCGCGGCTCGGAGCGCACAATGCGCTCGATCGCCGAGATCGTTCCAGAACTGGCCAAGCGACCTTTGAGCTTGGTGCCATCGGCATGCACTGAAGCTGCCCGGCAAATCAGGCGACACAGGTGCATGACATACAAGGCCTTGTCGATGTTCCAGCGCACGCCGTTCCACACAAGCCACTTGCTCCATGGTGCGCAGTAGCGCCATTCCTCGGCGAACTGGTGAGAAAAGGCCATGGCCAGCCCATCCTCGTTCGTGTAGTCGATCCCATCGATCAGCTGCATGGGCGTGTGTGCGTCTATCTGATGCACCACCGGCACGCGCTCGCCAACGGCAAGAAAGCCAGCGATGTCAAAGCCGTCTTGCACCGCATCGGCCACATCCCAGCCCTCGGGCTTTTCTGCCGGGGGCTGCAAGATGACGCAGGACTTGGCCCCAGCCTGCATGATGGCCTGCGAAGCATGGTCGGCATATTGCCAGCCAGGTTTGTCGCGATCTGGCCAGATCAGGACGTGCTTGCCAGACAGAGGGGACCAGTCGGTTTTCTCAACCGGTGCGTTGGCGCCATGCATGGCCGTGGTGGCGCACACACCCAGATCAATCAATGCTTGAGCGCACTTTTCGCCCTCCACCATCACGACCTGCTCAGCCTTGAGCATGCCCGGCTGGTTGTACAGCGGACGCGGCTCAGGTGGAGCCATCTTGCGGCGGCGCACATCCCATGGCCTGAACTCTTTGCGGCTCGGCTCTGGGTCGTAGCGGTACACCACGGCGATGAGTTTTCCACTGGCATCCTGGTAATCCCACTTGGCTGTTGCAGGTCCCAGCTCATCCACTGCAGGGGCTTTGGCTTTGCTCGCGGCCACCGCGCTGGCGGGCATGGCTGAGACGCGTCCGAGCCAACCTTTAGCCCGTTCAAGCACCTGGGGAAACTGGGCCTGCACATCGAGGTTGTAGTAGCGGGCGATGAGGTCGAGGATGTCTCCGCCCTCACCCGTGGCGCGGTCGGTCCACAACCCCACCTTAGGACCAGAGAGCAAAAGCTCCAGGCTGTCGCCCGGCCCTCCCATCACATCGCCCACCAGATATTTGTTCTGACGGCGCTTTCCTGAGGGCCAGATATCCAGAGCCATCAAGGGCAGCTGGTCATTCAAGGCTGCGCGGATTTCATCCTTCTCTCGGGCAGCATCAGTACTGTCCCCTGCCATCTTGCGGGTGTGACCACCGGGGGCATCATTGAAGTCAAGCATCTACACCTCCCGTTTGAGATGAATTTGCGTATCTGATCTGCTCAGCTGCGTACCTCACTTGCCATTTGTGAAGTTCCCGGATTCGGTAGCGCACCATGCGATTGATCGAGTAGTAAGGGATTCCCAACTCAGTGCGCTTGCGGGCATCGATGAAGTAGTACAGCGGCAAATTCAGCGCTGCAGAAGCCTGTTCAGCAGTGACGAGATAGTCATCAGAGAAGTCAGCTGGGATATGCCTTGGTTGCTTTTGAGGAGAAATGTTTGATTTGTTTTTTTTCATGAAAACAGTCTTCCCTGCAGGCGGCTTTCGCCGCCCGCATCGGTTGGTTTTTGAAGATTGAGGAGACGCTCCGCCGAACTCAGTTCATTGGCGGCGCATCCAGTTGCATGCGAACGGGCGGATACTTGCTGCGTTCGTGTTCCTGCACCATGGCCTCGACATAAGTCGTGACCACGGCATTGATCAACGCAAGGGCCTCTTGCTGGGTGTAACTCGACAGCGCTCGGTCCATACCGATCTCTCTGGCCGCCTCACCCAGTGGCTTGAGACACTGCTGCATGGCGGCCAGCTCTGCTTCGGATGGATCAATCACGCCTGCTCCCGTTGGCAGCTGTCCCTCGCGCTCGAGGTAGCGAACACCGACCGCGTACAGCCGATGGAAACAGGCCTGGCAGCGCAGCGAGCAGAAGATCCAGTCGATGGGGTACCGCTTGGGGTGCCCCACCTTGAAGCGCAGATCCACATGACCGAAGCCTTTGGCTTGACGGAAACACACCCAGCATTTCATGCAACCTCGCCATCACTGCGCCCATGCAGGTCGACCCTGCGCATTACTCGGGCGCGGGGTGTAGCTGGCCCCCGACTGGGTGGCTGGCGCCGCTGCTGTGGTAACAGCAGTTGCAGGAGCACCACCGGAGCCGTGGCCCCCACCCATGCCACCATCGCGTTGAAGCTTGGCCTGCATCAGCTCTGCGTACTCTTTGTGATCGGGCTCGATCACCAATCGGATGATGTTGCGGTACTCGCCCTGGCCATCCTTCTCAATGCCAATCCGGGCTGCGAACTCGGCGCCATCCAGGTCACCGAAGCTGCGAATTTGACGAGCACGCTGTGCTTCGGGTGAGTTGTCATCCGGGTGGATATTGCGCGAGCTGTTGAGTACCGCCTTGATGAAACTGCGCCCCATCTGCGCCCAAGTCGGCCCCTTGTTGGAATGCAGACCGACATTGCTCCAGATCTTGCGTTTGGCAAACGGGCCTGTGAGCAGCACGAACTCGCAGGACAAAAACACTGCGCCGGTGTCGTCCGACGCCGTGGCATAGCCGCCTGTCCAGCCCTTGCTGGTGTCGTCATAGCCGCCGGGTTTTATGGCCATTCGCACCAGGGCCTGGGTACCTTTGGGGATCAGGTTGAACTCGCCTTGCTGGGCATCGGCGTCATTGAAGTCACACCAAGCGCCCGGTGCGCCATAGCTCGAGGATTGGCCATGCGACTGTGCCTGGCTGTAGTTATCGTGGTTCATTTAGAAATTTCCTTTGTATTGAGGGTTAGGTTTGGGTTGCCTGGGAATCGGGGTCGCATGGCTCAGAGCTGCACATCGCCCACCCAGCGGATCTGAAAGGTGGGTTCGGTGATCAGCTCTTTACGGGCGGGCTGGAAGGCCGCGCGCAGCAGCGGGTGCCAGCGGGCGTAGTCCTGCTCGGCCACCGAGAACTGAACTTGCATAAAGTCCTGGACACGGTCACCGGCAACGACCATCCGTTCAGCGATCTCAGACAGGTGCTGCTGGTCCCAGACGATTTCTTTGGGCTGCGAGACATCGATCAGCAGGTCACCGTCATCGATGCGGAACCTGGCCGCTTCCTCTTGGCCAAGGCTCTCGGCATGGCGAATCTGATCGGCGTAGCGGATTTCCATCGCCCGGTTGATCCGGCCACGCATCTGCAGCGTCCAGTCATGGAGCTGCTGCACTGCGTTGCTGAAATGGGCCAGCTGGTCTTTGGGCAGACGGCTAATCTGGTTCTCGGAGAGGTCGGGCAACGCCGCCTGTTGCAATTGAAGGTGGTTCATGGAGGACTCCTCAGGTGGTGGAACGTTGCGAGGTGGAGACGTGCTGGACGCAGTTCTCAAAGGCAATCACGGCGTTGAGGGGGTAGTTCACCCGCTTGCCGAGCTTCAAGTAGTGAGGTCCGCGTCCCTCCATTCGCCAGCGTTGAAGGGTCTTGGGGCTCATGCCCCAACGCGAGGCCAGATCGGCCTCGCTCAGGACTTGGCGTGGGGGAATATGTGGCTCTGGGGCCATGGCGCTCAAAGGGTTGAGCGTTGAACGTGCTGGTGTTGCAAGCAGCAT